TTTCAATGACATCTAGCATAGGAGCCGCTACTGTAGATGAAACTACTCTTACAGGAGAAGGTTGGGGTAGAGGTGAATGGGGTGAGTTTGCTTGGGGTGATAATTTCTCAGTGCAAGTCACGGGACAATCATTAACATCATCGATTGGAAACGAAACAGCAATTACAGATGTAACTGTTGCTGTTAGTGGATCTCAAGCTAGCTTTACACAAGGTAGTTTCTCATTACAAATTGATGGAGATGTAATTGTTTTAGCAGCAGAAGATCAATTAGATTTTACTATAGGTTCTAGCTCATTATCTGGAGACGCAAATGTTTCTGTCTCTGGAATATCTATGACATCCTCTCAAGGAACTGCCGTAGGAGGTCTAAAAACTCCTGTCGATGTAACGGGTAGTCAAGCGTCATTTACACAAGGAAATATTACTTTAATACAAAGCACAAATGAATCTGTAACAGGAATTTCTGCTACCATGACACTTGGACAACATGCAGAAATACCAGGTCAAATCATAGGAGTATCAGGACTTTCTATTACTTCATCTTTAGGAGAAGAGGGAGCTTCAGGAGACGCTTTAGTTACACCTACGGGCGTGCAGTTGACAGGTTCTGTAGGTAGCCCTAATATTACTGCATGGGCAGAAATAGATCTTGGAGTATCTAATACTTGGACGACAGTTGATTTAGCTGCATGATTAATGTAAAATAAAAATTATTAAGGAGATAAAATTTTATGGCATCTAGTTATTCTACAGATCTTAAACTCGAATTAATGGTAACTGGTGAAAACGCTGGTACTTGGGGTGATAAGACAAATACAAATTTAAATTTAGTACAACAAGCTATAGCAGGTTTTGAACAAGTAACACTTTCATCTGGAGGCACGACTGCTTTAGTTATGTCAGATGGTGCCTTATCAAATGCAAGAAATCTTGTAATAAAATTTGCAACGATCACTGCTGGTGCATCAACTATTTGTACAATACCAGATTCAATTGAAAAATTTTATATTTTTGACGTAACAGCTGTTACGAACCCAACAAATCTTACAATCAAAACTGCTTCAGGAACAGGCTTTACACCTGATGCACAAAAAATTTACGCTGCTTACTCAGATGGAACAAATTTAAATGAAGTTTCATTAGACACTTTAGGTGGCTCAATAGGGACAGCACAAGTTGCAGACTCAGCAATAACGACTGCTAAGATAGCTGACGATGCTGTAACCTCAGCAAAAATTGCAGACGATGCCGTTGTGGCTGCTGCCATTGCTGACGATGCTGTAGGAACTGCAGCAATTGCTGACGATGCAATTACTCAAGCCTTAATTGCAGACGATGCTGTAGGTGCGGATCAATTAGCTAACACTTCTGTGACTGCAGGATCTTACACATCTTCATCAATTACTGTGGATGCTCAAGGAAGAATTACTGCAGCTTCTTCAGGATCTGCTGGAGGTGGCGGTTTTGAATTAAAAAGATTATCACAAGGACCAAGTTCAGGAACTCATACTGCATCTCCAAATGCTAGTTTTATAGGCGCATACCTCTTTGGAGGAGGTGGCGGAGGCGGAGGCGGTGCAAGACGGCCTGGCCCACATAGGGGAGGAACTGGTGGAGCGGGTGGTTATGGATATTACGGCTCACCTATTTCTCAACCTTTTTCACAACCATTTACAATCGGTGGAGGTGGATCTGGCGGAGGCGGAGGCTTCGACAACGGAAGTTCTGGAAACGCTGGAAATGCTACAACACTAACAAACATTGGAACTGCAAATGCAGGTGGTGGAGGCCAAGGTGCCTCTGGAAATAATGGTAGTACAGGAAGTGCGGGTAACGCACCGGGAGCAAGCTTAACTTATAGTCCAAGATCTTTCTTATTTGCATTTGATCCAGGTTCAGGTGGAAATCCAGGACAAGGAAATCAAAGTAGTACCATGGGACAAGGTCAAAGTGGTGGAGGAGGCCAAGGGGGTCTTCTTGCAGTTTTTGAAAATACGGGGGCATAATGGCATACATAATTTTTGATAAAGGATCTAATCAAATAGGAAGAATTGCAAAAGATCAATCATTTATGGAGAATAACAAAGGTTGGAATGATGAACATGTTGATGTTGTTGAAATAAGTGATACAGATTTTAATAATTTTAAAGAAGGAATTACAAATTTTGTATCGAGAGATGGAAACAATATTACTTGGGAAACAATAAACCCTCCTATAAAATTTACACATCAATCTGATTTGCAAGCACAAATTCAAAATATTGTTAATCACATAGACAAATGGTTTGAAACTGAAACTAATAAAGATAGACCCATGGCTAGTGATATTACAACTTATAAACAAGTCCTTGAAAATATAAATGTTTCAGATTTAATAACTGATCCAAGCGCAGATGCTACACAAGATGAATCATTTAATTATTCAGATGGTACACCTTTGAATAAATCATTGGAAAAACACGTTATAGATCAAGGGCAAACTGCTTTTCATCCATTGGAATTACTTTAATCTTTACTTAAAATTCTTAAATAGTATAAACGTTAGGGATGTTTGAGAAAGAAATTCAATTTATTTGTCACAAAGATTATGTTGATTTTGGTGAAGACAAGCCAACACCTATTAAATTAAATATTCCTGATTGGTTTAAAAAATTACAACACGGCACATTAGAAGGAATGCAAAAAACTGTTAAAGGTTGTATGCCTTTTCTAGATACTTTAACCACGGGTTATGTTCTTAAAGTTGTTCAAGATATTCAAATTGAACACAATGTTTATAATGAGGAAACAAAAGTAAAAGATAGTTTTTATACAGTGCAAGAGACTTTTGAAAATATGTTAATGGCCAAGGGTATGAATTTTAATAAACAACAATTTCAAACTCATCCCCCTTTTCAATTGGAGGGATCTCCTTATATAGAAAAAAATAAAAACCTACCTTTTTATAAAATAATAAATCCTTGGGTTATTAAAACACCTCCAGGTTATTCATGTTTGTTTTTACCCCCTCTTAATAATTCAGATGATAGGTTTTCAATAATACCAGGTATAGTTGATACAGATAAATTTACTCAAGAAATAAATTTTCCTATCGTCATAAATGGAGATAAATATCAAACCTTAAAAACTATTTTAAAAAAAGGGACTCCATATGTTCAAGTTATTCCATTTAAAAGAGAATCGTGGAAAATGAAATTAGTTGGTAAGACAACTGATGAATTTAATAAAAAAAAATTATTTTATCCATTTACTTTATTACATAATTATAAAGAAAAGTTTTGGAGTAAGAAATCATTTAAATGAAAAAATATATAAAAATTTTTGATAATGCGATTGAATATAAGACATTAGGTAATTTTATAAGATATGTTAATACTGTTGATTTTCAAGATGCTAAAGTTGGTGATGGCGTTGTAAATAAAACAATAAGAAACACATTTACATTTCCCTTAAATAATCATGGTAAATCTTTTACTACTGTGCATTGGAATAATTATTTATGGTACGCTTTAAATACATATATAAAAAAATATGCCTCTGAATTTAGACATGTAGAATGGAAATTTTTAGAAACAATAGAAGTTTTAAAATATGAAGAAGGTGGTTTTTATAGGGAACATGTGGATGATTTCAGAGAAAATCCAAGAACTTTAAGTGGTATTTTTTTAATGAACAATGATTATGAAGGCGGTGAGTTATGTTTTAATTTGGAGGATGAACAAATAATTATTGAGACTTTACCAAATAGATTAATACTTTGGCCTAGTAATTTTTGTTTTCCTCATGAAGTTAAACCTGTAAAAAAAGGAATAAGATATTCATTAGTAACATGGGCACGATAAAAGATTTTAAATATAAAAAAATAAAAAATTTTCTTACAGAAGATGAAGTTATATTATTAAAAAAATATTGCATAATTAAACACAGATTAAATTTTTCTAATTTTGATATGTTACAAAACATTAATCACGATACCTTTTTTTATGGTGATCCTTTAATGGAATCACTTATGCTTCAAAAGAAGAGTCTTATGGAAAAAGAGACGGGTTTGGAATTGTTACCAACTTATTCATTTTGGCGATTATATAGTATGTTTGCAACTTTAGAAAAGCATAAAGATAGACCCTCTTGCGAAATCAGCGTTACTATTATGATTGACTCAGATAAAACAAAATGGCCAATATATATAGAGGGTAATGCAGTGGAACTAGAATCTGGAGATGCAGTAGTGTATCTTGGTTGTGATCTTGATCATTGGAGAAATGAATTTTTAGGTGATTACCACGTACAATCGTTTCTGCATTATGTGGATAAAAATGGACCAAACAAAGAATGGTTCATGGATAAACGTCCCTTATACGGACTTGATAAATAGGAGGTAAGTATGCTTATAAAACAATTTAAAGATGGATCAGCAAATATCATTTTTACTGAAAACGAAAAAAAAATTATTCAAGAAAAAGGAATTTTACAATTTACGCCAGAAGGTCTTAGACATTTTGGTAATAATCTTGTGAAATTAGTGGTTGATTGGAATTCTAATTTTAACGAAGATGTAAAGAGTTTAGACACTAAATCAGGTGACATAGAGACGTCATAGAAAACATGGTATAATAAGTCATGCCATTAACAAAAGTAAATATAGCCCCAGGTTTTAACAAACAGCTTACCCAAACAGGAGCTGAAGGTAAATGGACTGATGGTGATTTTGTAAGGTTTAGATATGGTTTACCTGAAAAAATAGGTGGATGGGAACAAATTTTAGAAAACACTTTAATTGGAGCAGCAAGAGAACAATTTATTTGGGCTGATCTTGATGGCAGAAAATATGCTGCTATAGGAACTAATAAAGTATTAGTCGTATATTATGAAGGAGCTTTTTTTGACATAACTCCTCTTGGTACAGCTTTAACTGGTTGTACTTTTGATACTGTTAATACTTCAGCAACTGTCACCGTAAATAAGGCAGCTCATGGTCTAGAGCCTGGAGACATATTTTTATTTTCATCTGTAACACCTCCTACAGGAGCTGGATATACAGCAGCAAATTTCACAACAAACCCTTTTCAAGTTGTTACTGTTCCTAGTAGTGATGAATTTACTATTACGATGGCAAGTGCAGCTGGGACCACGGTCAACGGCTCTGGATCTGCAACAGTCACTCCTTATATAAAACCAGGTGCTTTAGGTTCTACATTTGGATTTGGTTGGGGTACAGGACTTTGGGGTGGTGGCCAACAAGTATTTAGCACATTGAATGGAGCTTTATTGGATGACACAGCAGGAACAGGAGGATCAGGCACCTCAATTACACTTACATCTACATCAGGATTTCCTTCAACAGGGACAATAAAAGTTGGAGCAGAATTTATTTCATATACAGGAATTTCATCAAATGATTTAACTGGTATTACTAGAGATGCAGCTGGGACTAGATCTGCACACTCAAGCGGTGCGGGTGTTGAGGTATTTACAGGATGGGGTATTGAATCATTGTCTCAAACTTTAACTGTTGATCCAGCATCTTGGTCATTAGATAATTTTGGAGAACAACTTATTGCAACCATAAAAAATGGTAAATCTTTTTCATGGAATCCAATTAACTCTGATTCTAACGCTTTAAATACAAGAGCACAAATAATAACTAATGCTCCAACAGCTTCAGTAATGTCATTAGTATCTGATAGAGATAGACATTTAATTATGCTTGGTACGGAAACTACTATTGGAAGTCAAGGAACTCAAGACAAAATGTTTATACGATTTTCGGATCAAGAGGATATTACGGATTATACTCCAACATCAGTTAACACTGCAGGAACGTTTAGATTAGACTCAGGGACAAAAATTGTGGGAGCAGTAAAAGGAAAAGATTATACTTTTATTTTAACAGATAATGCAGCTTATGTTATGCAGTTTGTTGGACCACCGTTTACTTTTTCTATAAGACAAGTTGGGTCTAATTGTGGTTGTATCGGACAACATGCGATGAAATACGTTAATGGTATTGTTTATTGGATGGGGGAATCTGGTGGTTTTTTTGTTTATGATGGCACCGTAAAATCTTTACCATGTGCTGTAGAAGATTTTGTTTTCACAACAAAAAATGGAAATAATTTAGGAGTAAATTTTTCAGCTGGTGAATCTGTTTATGTAGGATTAAATCATTTATATGAAGAAATATGTTGGTATTATCCACAAGCAACATCTGATTTTAATGATAGATATGTTTGTTATAATTATCAAGATGGGACTTGGGTAACTGGTTCTTTATCTAGAACAACTTGGGTAGATGCTAATTTATTTAGCAACCCATATGCTACAGAATTTACCTCTACAGGAGTTGGTACTTTTCCGACTGTTCAAGGTGTCACAAATATTAATGGATCTACTAAATATTTTGAGCATGAAAAAGGAGTTAATGAAGTAAGTTCAAGTGGTGCTAAGACAGCTATTCCAGCTTTTATAGAATCTGGAGATTTTAGTTTAAATCCTGATAATACTAGTGCTGAGTTTTTTATGAGTATGAGAAGATTTGTTCCCGATTTTAAAACTATACAAGGTGATGCTCAAGTAACAATTTTATTAAGAAATTTTCCAACGGATACAGAAAGCTCCTCTCCACTAGGACCGTTTACAGTAACATCATCTACACAAAAGGTTGACACAAGAGCTAGAGCTAGATTTGCTAGTTTAAAAATTGCTAATACTTCTACTGATCAAAATTGGAGATTTGGAACTTTTAGAGCAGATGTACAATTAGATGGTAAAAGATAATGGCTAGAGTAGATATAGTAATTCCTGAACCTACACCGATTTACACAGCAGAAAATCAAAGACAAGTAACTCAGTCTTTACGTACTATGCAAGATAAATTAAATACTTCTTATCAACAAGAATTAAAAAATGAACAAGATGCATTCACTTGGTTTTTATCTAATTAAATTTATATTTATAGTTACTCTTAAATTTTCATCAGTTTGAGAAACACTTCTATGTTTGATATTTCCGTTGAATAATAATAAAGTGTTTTCTTTGCTTTCTACTATTTTACCGTTTTCAAATTCAGTTCTACCATTATTTGTATTAACAAAAAACAAAGCTACTTGATGTTCTTGATTGTCGTCAGTATGCCAACCATGAAAGTAATGTTTTTCTTTTCTAGTATAAGCATTAGCTTTTGCTCTAAGAATATAGTTGTATTTTAAACGTCCTAAAATAGGTGAAAGAATTTGATTAAAATGATTACTTTGTTGTTTGTTATTAGAGAAAAAATCATGTGTTAAATAAAAATCTCCTTGATCATTACCTGGTGATGTAATGAAATCATCATAGTACCATTCAAAATTTCCTCTAATAATTGTACTTTTTAAATTTTCAAAAATAGATTTATTTTCAATAAAGTTATTTATTATTTCCATTAATTAGTCTATACTATATTAAATGACTATTAGATACAAAAATCAAGGTTTCAAACAAGCTTCAACTGGTAAAACCACGGTGTTCACTTGTCCTAGTGATGCAACGGTTATAGTTAAAAGTGTTTATTGTTCGAATAGTGATGCATCATCAGCTGTATTAGTAAATATGAATTTAGTGGACTCATCTGATTCAAGCACAGAGTATGAATTTTTTAGAGATGATGTGGCTGCTAAATCGCAAGTAAATGCAACTCCTCAAGGTTTAAATTTAGAAGCTGGAGATGCAATCACAGTACAAGCAGCTACTGGCAGTAATACAATTCAAGGTGCTATAAGTTATGCACAAATAGATAGATCCCAGGAGAATGGCTAGACAAAAGTTTACACATTTTGTACCCAGACCAAAACCGAGAAAACGTCCTAGAAGACATACTAAAAATGTAAATAAAAAAACAAAACTTCAACATAATAAAAAATATAATAGACAAGGCAGACCTCAGTAATGTCTATAGAAATTAATTTATTACCTGAATACAAAAAAAGTATATTAGAAAATAAAGTTACCTTAGTTAAAAATTTTTCTAAAATATCAACAGAATATGATTTTAATTCTTTAGTTAATTTTATTGAAAATTATGATCCAAAAATTTTACAAAAAACAAATGGAGATGTTTTTCAATCATGTTTTTCTATACCAAGATTACAAGGTCATTTTCATGACTTTTCATACTTTCAAAATTTTTTAAGAGAAGTTTTTAATTATACAAAACAAGACATGGATGGATGTGATATTTTTTTTAGTTTAAAAAGTGGTGCGGGTGAATGTCATTCAGACGAGGAAGATGTTTTTTTAATAGGTTTAAATGGCACCACAAATTATAAGACGATCGGAAAAGAAATAAATAATTACCAAATTAGTAAAGGGGATTTACTATTTATACCAAGAGGAATTCTTCACAAAGTAATTCCACTAAGTTCTAGAATAGTTCTTTCCATAGCTTTTTGGGGTTGCAAAAGATAATTAAATATATTAAAAAATTAATATGACTGATTTACCAAAAATTCCTGCAGAGGCGGTAGAAATAATTAAACATAAAAGAACGGGTAAAGTATATGATAGTAAAGCTGATTTTGATGCTGATGTTGCTGATCCCAATACTGATACTACTGCTGATGATTTTCGACAAGACTTACAAATAAAAGTCACGAGAATTGGAGCCATTGGTGCTAAAACCAAAAAATGATTCTAAAACAATTAGAGAATTTTTTTCCACGTCTTGAATTTTTAATACCTGAGATTAGAAAATTTAAATTTTTAAATCAAGATGAATGGAATAAAGAGTATGGTGCTAACTGCAGTTGGCCAGGTTTAAGGACAAAAAATTTAATTTCTGAAAACGTTTTTTTGTACGAGTACATAAATACATTAATTTTTATGAATTATAAAATTTTTGAACCTGGTAATTATTTAATTGAAACTTTTTTTCATCTAAGATTTAAAGAAGACGATACAAAAGATTGGATACATAAGGATCCAGAAGATTATGCAGGTTTAATTTATTTAAGTGATACAAATTTAAATTCAGGCACAAGATTTTATGATGAAAAAGAGAATGTCATAAATGATATTAAATTTATTAAAAATAGAGGAATATTTTATTCAGGAGATTACTTACACAAAGGTTATGGACATTTTGGATCTAATGTGCAAGATGGCAGACTTACTTTAAATATATTTATATCACGAAAATGAAACCAAGAGGCGCAACTGAAATACAACATGAGTTACTTGAAAAATATGTTTCTAAAGACTTATTAAATAAGTTTCAAATATGTACTTCTATTCCAGGAAAGGTACCACTAGATCCTAATAAAATAAATATTTTATGGCAAAAAAATTCTTGGGATCAACCTAACTTACAAAATTTTTTTAGGAATAGAGAAAGACACCATGAATATGATTGGTACGTTTTTAATTCACATTGGTGCTATGAAAAGTTTAGGTATTTTTTTCAAATACCAGAAGATAAATCTATAGTAATAAAAAATGGTGCACATCATTTTCCTAAAAGAAAAATATATAAACAAGGCGAACCAATTAGAATCATGCATCACTGTACTCCTTGGAGAGGTCTTAATGTTTTGTTACTTGCAATGCAATATGTTAGGAATAAAAACGTAACTCTTGACGTTTACAGTTCAAATCAAGTGTATGGAAGTGAATTTGCTAATAGAGTAAACAAAGATACAGAGGCTTTATTTGATCAAGCAAAAAAACTACCAAATGTAAATTATATAGGATACAAACCAAATGAATATATATTAGAACATATGACAGATTATGATTTGTTTGTTTACCCATCTATATTTGAAGAAACTTTTTGTGCATCAGCATTAGAGGCTTTAGCTTCAGGTCTTCATGTAATAACCACAAATTTTGGAGCCTTACCTGAGACATGCGCAGAGTGGCCAGTATATGTAAACTATACTGGTAATTTACAAATGTTAGCTATCACATTTGCTAATGCTATAGATTCAACTGCTGAATATTTGCACACGGATACAATACAAAATCATTTAGAAGAGCAACAAAAATACTATAAAAAATTTTATAGCTGGGATAAAAAAGCTATAGAATGGGAAAACTTTTTGAAAGGAGCTATAAGTGTCAAGCAATAAATACATTAACGAGGATACATATCAAACATTACATGAAGTAAATATTGAACCTCAATCTAATTACGAAAAATCAATAGAACCATTGTGGAAAGAAAATAAAGATCAATATAAAGATATTGAAGTGTTTGTTGCAACACCTGTGCATAGTGAGGTATCTATACATTACACACAAGCATTAATTGAGTTTCAACAAATGTGTTTTAAGAAAAAATTAAAAGTATCTTTTCATTTAATTAAATCATCCCTTGTTACACAAGGTAGAAATTTATCAGTGGCTGGTTTTTTAGAGTCAAAAGCAACTCATTTGTTATTTATTGATTCTGATATTTATTTTCAAGGCAAATCTATATTTTCAATGTTAAAAGCAGATAAGCATATTATATCTGTTCCTTATCCCTTAAAAACTTTAATGTGGGAAAAAGCTTTTCAAAAAATGCAAGAAGGTAGGATTAAATCTGCAGATGATATAAGACGAGCCTTACATACGTATCCAATGAAAGTACCTGATGTTAACAATATTAATCTAGACAAAGGTGTAATCGAAGTCACAGATTCCCCAACTGGATGTATGCTAATAAAAAGAGAAGTAATAGAGAAAATGATTGAGAAATATCCAGATAAAGAAATAGTTCAAAAAACTGTTATCAATGGCAAATATGTTAATAAGCCAAACATGTGGAATTTTTTTGACACATTACATGATCCAAAAGAAAAGACATATAATGGAGAAGACTTTGCTTTTTGTAAATTATGGAGAGACATAGGTGGTAAATGTTATGCGTATGTTAACGATGCAATTGTCCATGTTGGAGAACACCAATATCAAGGCAAGTTTTACGATGAGTTGATAGCACGTAAATAAAATGGTAATATATGCTATTATTAGGGAAAATAGTATATGGATCCATTTACACTTGCATTAGCCACGTTTGGCGTACAAAAACTTAGAGGAAAATCAACTAGAACAGCACTAAAAGATGCTGCACTTATTGGAGGTTCTGCTTTTGGTATAGGAGCACTTTCAAGAGCTGGAGCATTAGGCACAGCAGCACAACAAGGACAAGGTTTTTTAGGAAGCATAGGTAGAGGTTCTCCATTCAGTAGTATTCCAGGGATGGGTGATTCTAATTTTTTAAAAGATATAATAGGTAAAAGGAGTGTTGCAGAGAAAGAAGTTATTAAAGATTCAACGGGTAAAGTAATACAAGAAGCTGCACCCGCAGTTAAAGGATCGGGTATTTTAGGTGCAGATACAGGAACAAAATTAATTGCAGCATCAACAATATTACCTTTGTTAGCTGGGGATGAAGAACCAGTTAAACCTATGTTTACAGAAGAAGATTATAAACAAGCTTATAAGGAACAATCAGAAAAATTAAAAGGTAAATTTGAGCCAGTTGATATGGCTACTGCAAAACCAACTATGGCTGAGGTAACTGGATCAAATATGTTTTATGCTAATCAAGGTGGTCTAGCAACAATGCTTCCAAAATATAATCAAGGTGGTGTAAATTATTTACCATCAAAAGTAGATCACGATGAAAATGATGTAAATAATTATGTTAGAGCTACTGGTTATGTTGAAGATGGAGCTGGTGCTGGAGATAAAGATGAAGATACTATGTTAGCTCAATTAGCTGATGGAGAATTTGTATCTAGAGCTGATGCTGTTTTAGGAGCTGGTATTTTATCAGGTGCAGATCCAAAAAATTTTAAGGGTATGAGAAAAGCTGGTGCAGATTTTTTTTACAATCAACAAAAACAATTTAAAAGAATTTACGACATAACAAATGCAAGCAAACAAAATTAAAATAAAAAAAGGTGTAGAGGTTTTAGAGATCTACTCACAAACATTAGACACTTATTGGGATCTATGTGATTTCATGCTTAGAGAGGGTTTAAAATATGACGGAGATCCTATGTCTATAGAGGATTTAAAAAAATGTATTAAAGAAGGATCAATGCAATTATATATGATGTTTGGTTCAGATGATGCTAAAGGTTATAAAGTATTCGGTGTTTGTGTAACAAGAATTATGATGCTTCCTAATTTTAAACAATGTGAAGTCATTCTATTAAAGGGAGAGAAAAGAGAATTATGGCAAGATGAATTAGCTAATACAATTGAAAAACTTGCTAAAGAAACTGGTTGCAAAAGAATAGCTGTTCATGCAAGACCGGGATGGCAACCTTTTTTAAAAACAAAAGGTTGGGACGTAAAAAGATATTTATATACTAAGGAGATAAAATAATGAGTTTTATTTTTGGAGGAGGGGGCTCTAGTGCGCCTGCATCAACTGGACAATCAACGGTAACTCAAAGAGAGGCACCAGGAGTAGAGGCAAGAAAACTAAGTCTTTATGATCAAGCAGCTCAGTTAGCATCTAGCCCTGTAAATTTACCTGCATTACAAGTAGCACCATTATCTGCAATTGAGCAAGCTGCAATAACACAAGCTGGACAAACAGGAGTGGGTGCTCCAACAACTACAGCTGGTATTGGTTCTTTATTAGGTGCGCAACAGACTGCTGCTGCAGGACCAAACATTGCACAATTTTTTAATCCATTTCAATCATTTGTTACAGATGAAATTACAAGACAAGCTAACATCGCAACAAATAGATTGGGAGCACAAGCTGTTGGAGCTGGTGCTTTTGGTGGAGCTAGGCAAGGTATTGCAGAAGCTGAAATAGAGAGAGCAAGATTAGCAAACATTGGACAAGCTCAAGCTCAAGGTTTTCAAACTGCATTAGGTGCAGCTCAACAGCAACAAAATTTATTAAGTGGTACTCAATTAGCAGCTGGTCAAGCATTAGGAAGATTAGGTTCACAACAACAAGCCATGTCACTTGCAGACATTCAAGCACAGATGCAGGCTGGTGCATTACAAAGAGGAATTGGCCAACAACAATTAACAGCTCAAAGACAAACAGCTTTACAAAGAGCATATGAACCATTCCAAAGAATAGAATTCTTAAAAGGTATTATGACTAATTTACCTACTACACAGAGCACAATTACAGCGTCCACGGCTCCCGGTGCTAATCCTTTAGGACAAGCTCTAGGTGCTGGTTTAGGTGCTTACTCTACATATAACTTAATGCAGCCGAGGTAATATGGATAAAGTATTAACAAGAAAAATGTTTAGAGATAGATATTTTAAAATGCATAAACCTAAAGCATTCAATAAAGGTGGTATTGCTAATATTCAACATTTTCAAGAAGGTGGTCTTACAAGTAGAGAGAAGGCAATCATAGCAGCTCAATTTGCAGCACCATTATTACAATCAACTCAAAGACAAGGAGAGGCTCCTATAACGGGTGTTTTAAGAGCAGTAGGCCAAGGTTCTGAAAAATTACCAGCAACATTAATTGCATTAGAAAAAGCAAAACCTAAAAAAGCTGCAAGGTTAATGACTGACGCTGAACTTAAAGCAGCTAAATTACCAAAAGGAACTTCAGCACAAATAGATTCTGAGGGTAAGATCAATGTAATTAGTAAACCAAGTGCTGATGCTTTAAAAAGTGCATTTGGTGCAAAACAAATTAAAGCTATTTTAGGTGATGTGGCTACAAAATATATTGAACTAGACAAACCAGTTGGTCCTTTGTCTTACAGAACAATCTCTCCTATTACAAACGTATTAGGCACTAAAGGTGCAAGAAAATTTGCAGAGTTAAAAGCTGACATTCAAAAGACTACTTCATTCTTAGGTAAAGCAATTTCAGGTGCAGCTGTATCAGAACAAGAAGCTGAAAGAATTAAAAGAATGATTCCACAATTAGGAGATACTGAAGTTACATTTGAAGGTAAGATGGCAGCCCTTAATAAATATTTAAATCAAACAATAGCATTAGCAGAAGATAATAATGCAACATTTGAAGATGCTATGAATATAATGGACAGATCAGGTGCTACAGAATTAATTACTTTTGATTTAGGACAAGATATTAAATTTAAAAGAGTTGGAGATACAATTGATTTAACAGCTGGAGGATCGTAATGGCTGACATAGTTATTTCAGGACAAAAATTTAAAATAGCGGGAGAGCAACCTACTGCTCAAGAACAATTAGCTATAGATACATTTTTAGGTGCAAGAAATTATGAAGATGAGAAAACAGGTTCATCTATTTTAGATAATGATGAATTTGTAATTACACCTGAAGATGTATTAACAGAAGCACAAAAAGGTAAGTACAATCAAGACACAGAAAGTTTTTTATCTTCACCAAGTTTCATGAGAATTGCAACTGAAGTTGGATTATCAATAGCTGGGGGTATAGCTGGAGTTGCTATGGCACCTTTTTCTGGTGGATCCTCATTAGCACTTACTGCAACCACTGCTGCAAGAATTGCTAGAATAGCAAGACCACTTTTAAATATAAGTGCAAACACAGTAGGTAAAATAGGTAGAGGTACACTTGGAGCTGCAGTTGGAGGTGGTACGGGTGCTGCTGTTGCACAAGCATTTGATCCTAAAGAAAGTATTGTTCGAGAAGTAGCAAGGGGTACTCTACAAGGTGGATTTGGTGAAATATTAGGTTTTGGTATGGCTGGTGGTTTAGCTAAGTTATATAACAAAGTTGCTACTGGTAGTGTTAATACAATGAGAACAGCAAATGCAGCTACAAAAGTTTTAGAAAGACAAAAAGTATTTTATGGTGCACTTGGTAAAATTAGATCAGGTCAAATAACAACACAAGGTATTGAAGAATTAATTCAAGCCAATCCTAAATTAACAGATCTTCAAAAAGCAACTTTAAGAAATAAAGATCAAGCACTTGAGGTATTAGCAAGACAAGAACAAAAACTTGGTGGAGATTTTTTAGGACAAGTAGAAGCTGGTAGTATTACTCCTGCTATGTTAACTGAAAACGCCATGATAGATCAACTACAAGCAATTGCAGAAGCATCATTGTTTGGAGCTGGCAGAATGAGAGCTGCATCAGGTGGAGCAAGAGTTGGCTTAGTTGCTGGTATTGATGACTTGGTTGAGAATGCAATAAAAGGTGTTGATGCTGAAATATTAGACCCAGCAGCTTTTGGAACAATGATTCAACAAAGTTTGACTAACTCACAAAAATTTCACACAAGAATTTTAACAGAAGGTTTTGGAGATTTAGCAAGACAAATAGATGAAGCTGGAGTTGTACCTATAAGAACTAATGGCCCAGAAAAAATTAAAATATGGAATCCACAATTAGGTAGAATGGAACAAACAGATTCATTAGGTGTTTATTTATCAAAACAATTAGAGCAAATGACAACATCTAATTTTCCTGGACAATATGATGAAGCTGTAGATTTAATTCAAAGAACTATTGGTGGTGTAAGACCGAGAGCAACTTTTAGAGAATTAGCTGAAGTTTATAAAGGAGTATCAAGAACTTCTATAAAAACACCAGAGGGTTCAAGAATGCAAGCTGAAATTCTAAGACGTTTATCAGATTTAATGGAAAGAGCAGATTTACCAAGCCCACTTAGAACTAAAAGAAATGATTTAGTTGAGCTTACAAAAATGGGAAGTAAATCTTTTAATCAAGGAATTTTTTCTGCAATAGCTAAAAAGAATGTTGGACAAGAAAAAATATTTGACATGATTTTAAAAGCAAATCAAAAAAGTGTAACTGATGATTTTTTAAAACAAATAGATGCAACTACATCAGCTGGTACAAGATTAATACCTATTGAAGAAGCAAATAGAATTAAGGATGGTATTAAAGGTCACTTCTTCAAAAGATTTTTAGATGATACAACTAGATTTGATAATCAATATACTTACCTTGATGCTGCTAAAGCTAGGGACTTTGTGCAAAACAAATATGCAGATTTTATAAAAGGTGGTGGTTTAATTTCTAAAAGCCAAGCTGCAGCTATGGATGAATATGTTGAAGCACTTAAATATGCAGAGGGTAAAATATTTAGACCAGGTACAACTGGTAAAGGAAGAGGTACAATCTTTATTCAATTAAAAGAAGCTGGTGCTATTTCACAACTTGGTGGAGCAATTGCATTAGGTGGTGGATATGTTGATCCCGGTACAGCAGGTGTATTTATTTTAGGTCCTTATGGTTTAGCAAGAATGTTTTCAAATCCTAAATTGATGAAATTAGTTACTGAAGGTGTAAGAGGTACTTCAACACAAAACATACAAGGTTATACAAGATTTATGAATCAATTAGGTTCAGGATTAGTTGGTAACAATATTATTACAGAAGAACAAAATAGTATGGTGCAAAACACTATCAAAGCTAATCAAGATCAACTTGAAGATATTTTAAAAGGTAATTTAAAAGCTGTAAATGTTGTACCCAACGAGATGGAAAATCCAGCTAACGCAGAAGCAATACAGATTCAAAGTAATCAACCACCTCCATCATCTGATACTATGACAGCTATGCAGTTACCTACTGTAACGCCTGCAAATTTACCTATAACTCAAGGCACAGATAATAGACAACAAAACATACAATTAGCATCTGCCTTAAATTTATTTAACAAAGGTGGAATAGTAAGTGCCAAGAAAACAATCTAATAAAGATACCCTTGCTCATCAAAGAATAGATGACCATGAGAAGTTATGTAGAATTATGCAAGAAGAAACTAACAAAAAAATTAATGACGTACACCAAGACATTCATAGGCTTGAAAAGATAATGATAGCATCTACAGGCTTTTTGATGACATCTATGATAGGAATAATTGTTGCTCTTATATTGAAATTAAATTAAAAGACCTTGTGCGTCTTATCAGAGAAAATAACAGTTTTATA